ACTTGCCGGCGCGAACGGAATAGCAGCCTGGCCAGTAGCGGCAGCCCCTGGTAACGGAGTATCTTTGGCTGAGGCAATCAGGTATATTGTCGAGACTCAGGTCGGCACATTGACCAACACAGGTGGTACGGCTACCCTGGGCGGCATCCTGGGGGATCTTGCCAATATCTCAGCAGCTTCCCGCCTGGACTCGGGTACCAAAAAGACAACCATAGCCGACGGAACCACTATACCGAATAACGCCCAGGCTGTTGCGGGTTTACTGGCTACGGCCACCGGAGGCGATGTGCTGATCGAGGAGATAATCTGGCAGCGGGGTGCCGATAACTTTGTTGGGCCGACAAACTACGAGTTTAGCACTGACAACATTGCTGGTCTGACCGGGGCGGCTGCCCCTAACGGCGTGGCTCTTTTGGTTAAATTTAACGCTCAAAAAACCGGAATACTGAGCATTGACGGTGCCACTAAACAGGTTCCCTTCGTGCTGGAGTCCGGTAAAAAGCTCTACATCCACGGCGACGATGCGGCGACATCAGCCGGCGGGACCACAGATTTTTACATCAGGTACCGCAGGCTGGCGGCTGGCGCATATCTGGCTTAGTTAATACGGGGAGGCTAACTACCTCCCCTCCCTTTAAGGAGGGATGAAATTGGCAGCAACGGTAGAATTGACCGAGGAAACAATTAAAAGCATAAAGAAAATAACATGGGCTTGGACGGCCCACACAGACGGGATTGTGGCTAAGACCACGCCGAACGCAGTAACGACTATTCCGTATACCGGCGAAATCATTAAGCTTGTTACAGTGCCCGGTGCTGGTGGGGATGCCCCGGATCCAGATTACGACGTCTACATCTATGATGATGATGACGTTGACTTACTCATGGGGCAAGGCATGAACAAACACACCTCAAATACAGAACAGGTTTTAGCCCCCATACTTGGCGTGGTGGCCTACGATAAACTGACCTTGTACGTGTCAGGTGCTGGGTCCGGCAATAAAGGCACGGTACATCTCTATATTCGTTAGGGCGGTGATATAGATGGCATCAAGTCCGGTATTGATAACCCCACCCACAATCCAACCCTTAACGCTGGCCGAGGTAAAATTGCACCTCCGGGACACACCGGATGCAGATGACAGTCTGATTGCCGGGTACATTGCGGGGGTTGTGCCCGATGCAGAAGGATTCCTTAATCGGGCCTTGCTGACGTCGACCTGGGATCTCTGGCTGGACGATTTCCCGGTCAAGGACTACATCGAACTGCCCTACCCGCCACTGCAAAGCGTGGCCAGTGTCAAGTATTACGACACCGATGATACCGAGTACACCATGGATTCAGCCGATTACTTCGTGGACACCAAGTCTTTCAAGGGCCGGGTGTTCCTTGTCTATGGCGAAACATGGCCCAGCGAAACCCTTCGGCCAGCTAATGGGGTGGTTGTCCGCTATGTGGCCGGGTACGCCTCTTATCTGGGCACGGTCAACACCAACGGTACGGCAGTGACCAAGGCAACCGGAACTGACTTTAGCACGGCTTGGATCCCCGGCAAAATTATTGTGATTAACGGAGTGGCCTACCGGATCGCCTCGGTGGCCAGCACAAGCAGTTTGGTATTGGAGACAACCGCAGGGGTGCAAACGGGAGTGACTTATCAGACCACGGACATACCCTATAACATTGTCGTGGCCATGCTGCTTAAGATCCAATTGCTTTATGACGATATGGACCACCGAAAGGCCGAAACCATGAAAAGGGCAGCAGAAAGCCTACTATGGATGAATCGGGCAACACCAGTATGAACGCGCAGGAACTCAGGCAAAGCCTGATAATTGAGCAATACACGGCAACCCGAGACACTTACGGCGGGGAAGTGCAAACCTGGACCACTTTTGCTACCGTCCGGGCCAGAAAATCCCATCAGACCTCCCGGGAGTTTTTTGCTGCCCAAAAGGTTAATGCTGAGATCGCCGAGCTGTTTGTCTGTCGTTACAAGTCTGGGGTAACCACTAAGATGAGAGTTAACTTTGACAGTAAGTATTATGATATCGTCGGGGCCAATGACCCGGACGGGAAAAAGCGGGAATTGCACATCCTCTGTAAAGAGGTGGAGTAATGGCCGCCAAAGTTAAAATCGAGGGGATAAAAACCCTAAGAAAGCAGTTAGAAAACCTTGTAAAAGCGGTGGAGCCTGCCAAGGTGGAGCCCGTTGTCCTTGAGGCTGCTGAGATGATTGCAGCAGGGATTGAGAAAAGGGCTCCTCTGGGACCAACCGGGAACCTGAAAAAATCAATTAAGGCCAAGCTATTAAAACGCAGGGGTAAAAATCCGGCTCCGGCCATAGCTGCCATAGATCGCAAAATAGCACCCCATGCCCACTGGGTAGAAAAAGGCACTAAGATTCGTAAGGTTGGAAAGAAAAAAGTCATGTACGGCAAAAAAACAGGTCAGTTCTATGGCAAAGAGGTTGCACCTATGCGAGCCAATAGGTTTTTCCAGAAAGGCCGAAATGCAAGTCAAAAAAAGGCGCTTCACCACGTTGTAACCAAACTGCAAGCAATCATTGAGGGGGCGGCTAAATGAGCTTAGAAACTGATCTTTACTCTTATCTCAGCACATATGCCAGCCTGACCAGCCTTATAAGCACCAGGATATACCCAAGTAAGGCCCCCCAGGAGGTAGCAAGTCCATATTGCGTGTTTCGCAAAGACGGCAACGAGCGAATGTACTCACACCAGGGCTTTAGCGGCCTCAGTAAACCGTCAATCGAGGTAAACTGCTACGCCGAGACATACTTGCAGGCAAAAGCAGTGGCTGATCAGGTGACTGCTGCCATGGAAGCCTGGCCGGGGGTAAACGCTTCAGTGCAATCAGTATTTCAGGAGGATGAACAGGATTTAACCTTTGAGGATAGCACCGAACTCCACCACATACTGCTGGAATTTTCGGTTATG